CGCTTCGAGTTCTACTCCTCTGAGTTTTTCTTTCTTGACTTCTCTTACTCTTTTAATTTTAAGAGCATCAACATATCTCAGTTCTTTGATACCTTCCTCTGGTTTTTCAAAGTCAATGAGTTTATGATAGAAGATTCTACCGTCAATATACCAACGACGGAAAATCTGGTGTGCTCTTTTATCAAAATCTAACAGACGAATAATATGCTTAAACTCTTCTCTGATAGATTTTTTAATCTTGTCGCTTGCTGCGAGATTTGACAGTTCAAGCTCTACAGGTGCATAATCTAAGTCGCTACTGATTGATTCATTGATGATGTCATCAATCGCGGAATCAGTCTCGGGATGTAGCGCAATCTCCCTATATTTACGGATAAACTCAAAATCGTTTTGATGTCTTCCTACGCCATCGAGGTCTAGGTATTGACCAAAATAGGCACCTGCAGCTACTGCTGAGGTGCCGTCATCACTATCTGGAGGAGCAGGGGAATATACCTTCCCCTGCTTTTTTCTAGCCTCGATAGAAAATCCAAATAGTTCAGCCATCTTGTAATAGTATTTCTATATCAATACTATTTATCAGTTCTGTAAAGAGTTCTTTGTGACTTCAAAATAGTTGAACTGGAATTCAACTGTAAACTCTTCAATCTGATCATTCGATTCGTAAGAAAGATCGATTGCAGAAATTGCGGATGGCCAGGAATCATAGAAGCGATATGCACGGACAACATCCATACCATCGACCCCAGGAGATTCAATATTCTGAGGTGTTTTGGAAGGTTTGATTCCGTCACGGCTTAATTGATAAACCGTCATATCTCTACAATATGTCTCACCACCATCAGCACCGTAACCCAATTGGGCAACGTTTTCGGTGTGAGCATTGATTCCACGAGACCACTTCTCAAATGCCTTACGGATGTTGAAATCACCGTCGTTAACAACAGTTACCGACCATGGTTCAAAGGTTCTGTCACCAGCAACCTTGAGCATTCTACCTCTGTAAGGTACTTCGATTACACCAACACTAGATGCGGGGATCTGTGCGGTCTTAACAAGAAACTCGGAAGTTTCTGTTGCGGTCTTGGAAGAATCCGAACCGATATCAACAACCCCAGCGAGGTTAGGGAAGTTGAGTCTCACCAAGAATAGATTGGGGCGTGCGCCCCCTCTAGTTAGTTTTGATTTAAACTCTGAAATGCCTTTTGCCATTTTCTTTTAGCTCCGTGTGTTATTTATTAAAATCAACCAATTAATTCATTGAAAGAAACACCCGTTCTAGTGGCAACGAAGGTGATCGTGATGAAGTTGATCGACCTTGCAGGCTTGATGTAAATCTCAGCCTGGAACTCGTTACGGTCAATGACATCGGGAGTGTTGTTAGAGTCATCACAAACGACTAAGAAGTCGTAGATACCTCTTCTTCCCTGAACATTTCTCAGATATGGATCACAAGCACCTTTGAATCCAGCGCGTGTGATTTCATCGTTGATCTCAAATAATTGGAATTTCGAGAATCTAGCGATGTTTTTCTCCAGTTCGATGAACAAGCGACGAACGTTAATACGATCGAAAGCAGATGGAGAAGAAAGTGCAGTCTTATCACCGAAGAGTACGATACCCTGACCTGGGAAAGAAACAACAGGGTTGATTCTTGCAGTGTAGAGTCTGTCTCTCTCGGATTGTTTTGGAGAATATGCAAGTTTAGTTGCATTTCTCAGGTTTCCTCTGTTGTAACCAGCAGGGGAGAACCATGTCTCGGAATTGATTGTGGTGTTGATGCAGAGACCTGCAACATCAGCCGCACAAGGGAGATAACGGTAAGTATCGTTGTACTTATCGTAAACGTACTTATATCCAGAATCGAAAATAGCGTAGGAACTACTTGCGAGTGTATTAAAGAAGTCAATGATTGCATCAGTCTTCTTAGTAGAAGTATTAGAGTTGATTACATCACTTCTCTGTGGAGAAACAACAGCAATACAATCTCTTCTAGATTCTGCAACACTGATTAGTTTTGTAGCACCAGCAGCAGTGATCTTACCTGGAACTAAGAAGTCAATATCAGCAAACTCTTCAGGATCTAAAACTAGATCGTAAGAAGATTCGACTTGACTTTGGATTGCAGATGCGGAACCTGCCCAATCGTAGTCAGCACCACTTGCAAGTTTTCTTGAAACTACTGCATTTAGAATTGGGAATACTGTGTTAGCAGCAGTATTAGCAATTGCACCAGTGGATGCAACGCCAGAACTATTTTCTGGTTGGATAAGATCGGAAGATTGAGTTAGAGTTCTATCTCCACCGTAGATGTAAGAAGAACTTAATTCAATAACTTTCTTCCAGAACTTGACATCACCTTCTGTACTCTTAGCATCAGATGCTTTGGACAGATATGTGAACGATTCGATTAGTGTACCTGGATTGCCAGTTACATTACCATCAGTGTCAACTAGGACAATGTGGAATTCGTCGAACTTACCACCACGAGACTTAACGAATGGGGAAGTTCCTGGTTGTGGGGCAATCGATACCCATTTCTTACCAGATGCATACTCTAAAGTAGAGTAAAGATCGTTACTTTCGATCGCAGTAGCAGTAGCAATCGTTGTACCTGTGCTGTCCTGAATTACAGAGTTGTTAGCGAGTCTCTTAGTTGTGTCCCAAAGGGTGACATCAATAGAGTCAGTGCCATCATTTGCATAAACAGTACCTTCGTAGGTGTTGGAACCACTTGCCCACTTGACATATTTACCAGCGGCTGGAAGAGCAGCACCAACTGTAGCAACATCAAATGTTAAAGCAGCACCACCGCCACCACCGAGTTGAGCATCGGCAACAGTGATTGTGTCATCAACTGCATAACCAGAACCACCAGTCACAACAGTGACTGTAGCAGCACCACTACCATCAACTACGATGGAGAAAGTAGCACCAGTACCAGCACCAGCTGCGGTGTAGTCCGAAGTACCGATAGTATATGTACCAGCAGTTCTCGAAGCATCTGCAGCACCAACGGTGTCTACAGTTAAAAGTTGTCCTGCTACAGGTGTTACGGTTACACGTTGGTGAGCACCAACGTCAACCATGGAAACTGTAATTCCATTATGGAACGTACCGCCGTATCTACCAGCAAATGCATAAGCACTGGTGACACCGCCGTAGTTCTCTTCGTAATCCGATTGATTGTTAATTAGGAGTGATGTGGAAGTAGTTCCATCAACCTCAACATTAGCCGTCCTTAAACTGAGGTCATTAGCAGCTGCAGGTTCTCCACCAGCAGGTCTAATAACAGCAGCAACACCACCGTACTGAATAATAGTAGCGGCGGCAAACCAAGACTCATAATTATATTCGGAAGGTTCACCGAAAATGTCAACCAGCTCTCTTTCGCTGGATACATAGGTGACCTCATCCGTAGGTCCTTTCGCAGAAGCGATAGCGACAACACCGATGTTTTGGTCAGAGACGTTAATGGTGGCTGTTAGATCAACCTCCTTTACTTGTACTCCTGGTGAAGCAAACGCCATGTGTATATCCTCTATGAGATTTATTCTCCAAACTATTTATTGTTTAGGGGCTTTACATAGGGGAAACAATGCATGAACACACTACCAGTCTGGATATTCCCACTCTGCGGTTCTTCCATTCTTCCTTTTATTGGTTATTCTTTTTTTAGTGCATTGCTTGCATTCATATGAGTAAGATGATGGATATTTACCTCTATCTTTTCGTATCAAATAATAATCTGTAAGTAGATCTTTTTTCTCTCCACAAGATCTACACTTTCTCTGTTTAAAAAGAAGATGTTCTAAATTAAAGTCATCATCAAGGTTCATTTGTATTCCCACATGTAGGATCTATCTCCGTATTCATCGACCTTCCATACGTCACCAGCTGAATCCACAAAAGTACTTTCTTCAAACCCATCGTTGATAAACCCAAACGGCGCCATGTCTTCTTCAATTGCTTCTCTTTGATCTTCAAAGATCCTCTTTCTAATATCATCAGATGTAAGTTCTTTGAAATAATCAGATGTACATAACCATGCAAAGATAACCAAACACATTGCAAGGTCATCATTACATCCTTCTTCTGCTTCAAATGATTGTTTCTTTTGAATGAAAGTAGTTAGTTCTGCAATTATATCGTAGTCACTTACTAATAATTTATCATCTTCAATAAGTGCTTTCAAGTTAGAACATCCAGTCTTTTTAACTGTAGATGTCATCTTTACACCTAACTGTGATTTATGAGAGAATCCTTGTCCAACTAATTGACCAGCACGTCCTCTCATCGCACACATAAGAAGGTTGTCATACTCCAAGTCAAACTGCATAATATCTGCAACCTGTCCACCAATATCATTAACCTCAACCATTACAAATGCATGATTATAATTTTTAGCAACTTGTTCTATAATGTTTGGAAACAACAGAGGTTTGATTGTATTATTTTTATATTTTCCTACTAGCTTATAAGGTATAGTTGTAATATCAATTAGAGCAAATGCAGAATAGTCATTACTGACGCCCCTAGAAACGTCAACTGTCATAATATATGTGTGATCTTTCTTGACCGCTTCGTAAATTTGCAATCCATTACTAGATTCAATCGGTTCTTCATACACCATCATCTTCAACTTAGATGGTGCAATCAGTGTATCAACAGATCCCAGGAACTCACACTCAAATTCCTGTGTGAATTGTCTTTGAGAAGTGTTTGCAATAGTTTGTTCTTTCCATTTGGCGTCCCTACCAGGAACCTGTGACCAATGGACTTCAGTTGTAGTATATTCATTCCTACCAAGTTCGGCATCATGCCATAACTTGTAGAACATATTCATCCCGTTTGGAGTAGAGATGATAATCACCTTGGTAGATTTACCAGATGAAATAGTAGGATATACAGAACTAAAAAACTGTTCTGCAATGTGATTTGGAACGAACGCAAATTCGTCCAAGAAAATAATATTGAACGACATACCTCGAACAGCAGAACTAGAGGTAGATGCTGCAAGGATCTTAGATCCGTTCTCTAGTTCCACGTTACCCTTGTTCCACGCAAGAATACCATGTTGCATCCATCGCGGTAAGTTCTCGTATGCTAACTGCAAACGAGATAATAGTTCTCTTGACGTTGATGCTTTGTTGGCAAGAATACCAATATTTACATTGTCATTAAATATGATATAATGAAGCAAGTAAGAAACGACAGTAGTAGACTTACCAGTTTGTCTTGGAAGTTTTGCAATGTTAAATCGATTGTCGTGGAATCTTCGTACCATCTCCTCTTGGAAATCGTACATGTCAAATGGTACAAGACCTTCATCCAGAGAGACGATCTTGATATAGTTTTTAGCAAAATAAACTGGATCGTCTTTACACTTCAAAAATTCGATTACCTGTTCTTCGGTAAACTCAATCGGTGTATTTGCTTTTTTTAGATTGGGATTACCAAGATAAATCGAATCAGATGACATAATTATTTTTCATAAAAGGTATATTCAGTCAGCATAGCAAACAGTCTAGTTTTCAATATTTGTAGATATTCCTGTTCCTCAGCTGGTCTCGCAGGAGAACCAGGCCAAGTTTGGATTGCATAACATACATGGTTATAAAGCATTCTAACTTCATCATGACCCATATGCATTTCCATCACCCACTCGCCCTGGTTTTCTTCGTTCATGTTAGTGTCCCTTTTAATCTCCTAATTTCTCTTAGTTCTTCAAAGTTCTTCTGTTTTGTTCCACCGTCGTATGGCCAAGCATATCCTTCGGTGATCATGATTTCATTGAGGGAAAGTTCTTGATCCCCGATGTAGAGCCAGCCGAGGAGGCGACCATATTTGCCCACTCCACCAACAAGCTCAGTTCGGATAACAAGATCTTCTTCTCCACCAATCGCCGCTTCAAGACGGTCCTTAAGCCAATTTGTCGCATCAATACCTAACTCCTTTTCTTCTTTATCACGGGTTCTTTTTTCTGGTGTGTCCACACCAGCAACTCTAACTCTTTCTTTTTTATAAAGATCGAATCCGAGGTCAATAGTGACATCAATAGTGTCTCCATCAACTACCCTGTTTATCTCGATCACTCGGAAGTTGTAGCAACTCTTCCGACTTGGAGGTGTCATCGCTCCCATGGGATTCACGTTCATCTATACCTAGTATATAGTAGATGACGTAAGCAACACCCACTAAGAGTATCACCAATAACCAGATGATACTCCAAGTTACATCATTTACATCCTCAAGGGGGCGAAGAAATAATTCCACTTTATTGATCTAACTCACTTAGTTCGTCCAACATTCGCTTCCGTTCATCAATCTTACCGTCAATATATCCTGCTCTATACTCCCACGTTTGTCCACCATCCTGACCTTTCTTAGGATTGATGCACTTTTCATTACCTAATTTATTACAAACCAAACCAGCAAGGTCCAACTCGCTATCTTTTGTTTGGTTTCCAGTACCACGCCATACATGCTGTCCGTTTACCCATTGGGCACCGCACTTCTCGCATTCTTTCCTCTCTAGTTTAAGATCTGAAAGCTGTCGATCAGGATCGGTCATCGTTAATCTCCTTAATAAGTTTTTTGTACTCTTCAGTTTGACTGATGAGTTGGTTTTTCAGTTTTTGTCTCATCAGAGACATTTTAAACTGAATCCAAGCATACCTTAGTTGTAAGTCTGCATAATAAAATAACCTCATTGTCGCATCATATCCTGCTGTTGCAAACAGAATAGCTACGAAAATGAGGATTA